AGTCTTGAAATACGATTCCATTTGTAGCCCGACCACGAAGTGCAGTCAATGTTGAATCGCCATATAAAACTAAAGAGCCGCCAAAGTTTATTGCCGCACCACTACCAACACCTAAATTAGTCCCATCAAAAGTAAGCGCAGAGCCACTTGTCAGAACCTTTGAACCATTAAGATAGGTTACTCCGTTGGCTGTGCCGTAAGACAAGGTTTCGCTTGTGCTTACAGTTGTAGTTGTAAAAGCACCTGTGGAGGCTGTAGTAGCACCAACAGTACCATTGATGTTGATAGAGGCTGTACCTGTAAGATTAGTCACAGTACCGCTAGAGGGTGTTCCCAAAGCACCATTGAACAATACTGGCGCACCAGCAGAGCCTGTATTGACCGCTAGAGCAGTTGCAATGCCAGTTCCTAGACCTGATACGCCTGTAGAGATTGGAAGCCCTGTAGCGTTTGTTAAAGTTGCGCTAGTAGGTGTTCCAAGGATAGGTGTTACTAGCGTAGGAGATGTAGCAAGTACGTTGCTACCAGTTCCTGTATTGGTGACAGAGACTATGTTCTTACTAGCATCTAACGCCAAAGCAGTCGAGGCAGTTAAACCAGACAGCGTAGCAGTACCAGATGCTGACAGAGTGGTAAATGCACCAGCAGCAGCCGTAGATGTACCGATAGGCCCGTTAAACGAGTCACCAACAGCACCTGTCTGAAAGTCTTTCAGTTGAGCCATTAACTCACGGATAGCATCGTTAATGCCAGATGGCGCACAGCCCTCTGCAATGTTAATAGAATCAATGTCTGTGTTATTAGCAGGGGTTGCGCTAAATTCGCTGATTTTTGTACGTGGCATATCTATTCCTCAATGAAAGACCATTTATGACCATAAGCAACAGAATTCTTTTTAATTGCAACTCTAATGTTATTTCTGGCTTTTGAATTTATGGCAACATTCCTTGCAGCCTCTGCAAGTGAGCCATAAACAACGTTATTTGTTAAGCATTTTACTTTCTTACCACGCAAATGGCCAATTTTTAAATGGCTTTCAGACATTTTTTTACGAGTGTCTTCATCGTGATTTTTGCCATACATATGATGGTTTTCACCAGCACGATAAGACATTGTTTTAGCAATTTGCTTTTTTACTTCCTCTGTATGCTTTTTCCCATACATAGGTGCTAGTTCACCAGTTCTAACTGATGGGTACGATGTTGAAAATCCAACACCCCCATCAGATATATTCATACATAAATCAGGCCAACATTCTTTTGCATTAACAATGATTTCATACTCTTGTCTATATGCTTCTTCTTCAGTTTGGCAAGATTTGACCACTCTAGTAAAAAGTTTCCTTTTTGCTTTCTTTGCTCTTAACACCCATACACCAGAACCACAATAATTGTCATTCAAATTTGCGGTGCTATGCTTACCAATATAGAACTTTCCATTCTCTATATTTGTAGTGACATAGACTAAATGGTGCATATCAGTCCTTATTGGATACCTAAGAGATTACGCTGTTCTTGGTCTAAGTCTTCAATAGACAATAGACCCCTTGCAGTTGTTGGAGTAACAGCCCTAAATGGACTACCAATTGTCTGTGGAACTCCACCAGTACGCATCATATTGGTTAAGTCCTCTACGCTACCTCTACGCATATTTGTAGCCAATCCACGAGAGCCAGCAGCACCAATAGTTAAAGGAATTCCAATCATCGGTGCTAATGCAGTAGTTCCTACACTAAGACCAACTGGCACAACACCAGTAGGTGCAAAGCGTCCAAAGAACTTTAACATATTTTGAACATTACCACCCTTGGCAGCTTGCTCAATAGCATCCTGTTCAGTCTTAGTAAATAAACGCATTTTCTTGTCATTCTTGGCAAGTTGGCGCAATTGTTTAGCAAGTGAGTTTTCTTCACCAGACTGAGTAAACTTACTCTTGTCTAGTTTAGCTTCATTAAGCATATCCTCAAAGACTTCTGCTTTCTTCATTTTTGAATAAGCAGTACGAGCCTCAGACCATAACTGACCTGCGTTTTTCATGTCACCAGAAGCAATAGATTCTTTAGGGACAGTCATTAAGTAGTTATCGTAGTCATCCAAAAGAATAGATGCCATTCGTCTTTCTTCTGGCTCAATACTCTTTTGACCAGAACGAATCATCTTACGCAATGCTTGAAGTTCAGTCCAATCTTTTGGTTGAGCAGTAGAAGTTAATTCTTCAATAGCACCAGCAACTTTTGGAAATGCTTTAGGCGTATAGCCTTCTTGCCTTAAACCCTTGGCAATATCATCCATTGCATTAACAAACTCATCAGTTTTTAACTGAACACCAGACCTTTGAAGTTGGTCATATCTGTCTGTTGCAATTCTGTCTAATGCTTGTGTAGATAATGCTTCTTGTTTTTGAGGACGCTTAACACTACCAGCAGCACCTGTAGCCAGTGTAGTAGCTGCGCCATACAAAGGATTACCAGTAGCCTCTGTAACTGTTTGACCTGTCATAACAGCCGTAGGAGTCACAATCGCTTGAGTCTTAGGTGCTACAGCTAATTGCTCTGTAACTGCACGAGTAACAGGAGATGCTGCTGTTGTAGATGCTTTAATCAAAGCAGGGATAGTTCTAGCCACTCCTGTCATTGCTTCTAATCCACCACCAACAACTCTCTCAGTTGGTGTTTGTGTCTCTGGCGCAGCAGGTACACCAGAACGAGTCATCAAGTTTTGAATAGCTTGAGATGCTGGAATAAGACGCTTATCAGTAAATGGAGAAGCAATTACATTTAATAGCGCATTGACTGCATCAGCAGTAGGAACAGCCATTGAGCCTACAAGAGCACCTAATGGGCCTCCATACGAGCCAATCTGTGCGCCAGCTAATGTAGGCGCAACAGCACGATAAGTTAGACCAGCACCACGCTCAAATGATTCTCTGAGTGTTGGAGATTTTTGTTGACTTTGATTAAGAATAGCTAAACCAGCATCAGAGACTTTAGTCAAGTCTCCTGACTGTAGTGCCATCAAATCACTATCTGATAATTTAGTTAAGTCCATTATCCACCGCCTTTTTTGCGTCTTTCAATTTCTGCTTGAATAGCATCTTGACTTGGCAAACCACCAGTTGTAGCAGGGGCAGTTGGCAATTTAGGTATTGGTGCAGTAATCTGACTTGCAGCACGACCAGAAGCAACTTCAGCAGATTTAAGCAAATTGTTAAGACGCTCTTGCTTTGTTTTAACTGTTGTTGCGCTATCTCCCAACTGTGGGAAATATGATTTCTTATAACCAGCCAATTGTTCACGGCTATAAGCTGCACCAGTTCCCAATGTCAATGCAGCATCAAGAATATCCTCTTGCGCTGCTTCAACAACTTGTCGTTGGTCTGTATTTAATTTGTTTGGCAAAAAGTCTGTGCGTGATACAAAACGAGCAATCTCTGCTGGTGTACTCGGCATAGCTGCTTTAGGGTCTAAACCAATAGCTTCATTCATTTGTCCAACGCTGAAGTTCAAACGGCTTGCTAATGTTGCCGCCTTGCGCTCACCCTCATTAGGAATAGTGATTGTTGTGCTTGGACGCTTTTGCTCTTGTAAAAGCAAATATGCTCTTTGCTCTGCTGGAGTAAGTTTCTTAAAATCTTGAAACTCTTTAATTGAACCAGCAGGTGCTTCTGGTGCTGTGTAAAGAACACTCATATTGTCTTTATCAAGAACAACATTACCAACAGTTACAGTATCACGCTTTTTATTTCCAGCAACTAACCTTGGTGGCATACCAGCAGAAATCTCATAAAGCGCACCATTAACTTCTTTGTACTCTGGTTGCATTGCTTTCTGAGATGCAACTAACTCACTTAGTGCTTTACGACCTTCAGCAGAACCCATAAGTTGAGGAATTGCTTTTTGCAAGTCAAAGCCACCAGCAGTCATGCCTTCGCCTACTTGCTGACCCATTATGTCTTCGCCATAAATCTCTTGTGGCTTGGTTACAGCACCTTGGATAACACCTTGAATTCGTTGTTGTTCAGCTAGTTGTTGTTGCTCTAACTTACGCTTACGAATCATGTCAGCCAACTGGACATTCTGTAACTGACTTTGCAAGGTGTCTTGCATACCGCCTTTGTAAGCCTTTTGACCTTGTTGCAATCCCTCAACAATAGACTGTCCAGTATTTCCACCTTGGAATAAACGCCCTGCTAGGGCATACAAGGCTTGTGCTTGTGCGTCTTCACGATTACGAGCAATGTCAGATTGTGACATACCGAGCAGACCCATTGTGTCTGCACCGCTAGTTCCAAAAATGTCTAATAGTCCAGCCATAATTTATCAATCGTAAACGATGCCATTGTAGGATTGTTGACCAAATGGTTGCATATTAGTGTTAATAGTTCCCATGTTAGGCGCAGAACTAAAAGCACCACCAAGGAAACTTGAACTAAATGGATTTAAGTAACTTGGAGAACCTAGATTCTTATAAACGCCAGCAGCAGTCGCAGCAGTACCCAATACCTTTTGCAAGGTAGAAGTATCAGCAGCACCAGATGCGGTAGTAGAACCCACTCGTCCTAATGGGTTGCCATATACCAATGACATATAGTTTTGCAAGTTCTGTTGTGGTTGGTTTTGCAAGAAGTTAAAACGCTGAATATCAGCACCCAACTGTTGACCTTGGTAACCTTCACGCAACTGACCAGCTTGCAACAACTGGTTAATGTCTTGATAATCAGCTTGAGCCAATGCTGGCGCAGCACCAATAGCCTGTTGTTGCCTTGCTCGTTCTTGCTCGTAGTTCTGATAAGCAAGTTGACCTGCTGTGTTAGTCAATGATTGAGCAAACTGACCAGTAGCCCTGTCTTGCAAGTTACCCATAGCACCAGAACCATAACGTCCTGCTAAACTAGCCTTGGATGAAATATTACCCAAAGTATCTTGGAACTGAGTCTGAGCCGCTTGTGCAGCAGGGGCAAATGCACCTTGAAAGAATGGATTACCACCCAGATAAGCACCGCCCAAAGTGCCCTGTAGTTGCTGTTGAGCAAGTCCAGTTAAAGGACTACCCGCTAAAGCACGAGTCTCTAAGGCTTGAACGCCAGCTTGTGTAGTTTGCGAGGGTGCTACAAAGGTTTCGCCTGTGTAGTATTGTGGCCCACCGCCAGCATAAAGGTTTTGTGCTTGTTGCAGACCATAGGTTAAATATGGTGCAATTGTTGGGTCAACAGTTGATGTGGTAGTAGTAGCCATCTTTACTCCTAAAAGTTCGGATTCCGAGATGGGTCATCCACGGAATACATTATACATAAATAATTAAAATCAACCAATAATTGCATACCGATATGTCTTGTTTGCAGTTGAATTGGCAAAGTGGGTAATCGTAGCCGTACCCTGTCCTTGGGAACTGGCGTAAATGTTAGTCAATGCTGACGGAGAGATGTAGTTAATCGTAGTAATCAAAGACGCTGTAGAGGGGTAATTTGTACCAGCAGCGTAGGCTTGAAGACTTACTAATGCGTTATCCGCTTCCCACCAAAGTTCAATGTAATCATTTGCATTTAGACTTAAATAGTAGTTCCATCCAACCAAACCATGACCATCAACTGAGCCATGCTTGCTAGGAATAGCAAAGAATCCTGTTGAGCCAGTAAGATTCGTTCCGTTAACTTTTATCCAAACCCTAACGTCATGGTCTTGCGAGTCGGTATTCTCAAACTGACCAGACCATTGGAAGTTATAAATTCCTGTGTTTTTGACATTTAAACGAGAACTATTGGATAAAGTTATGCCATTAGAGTAATCAGTTGTGTCCATTGTCATTGCATAGGCAGTATTTGCAGCAGCAATAGTTTGGTCAACAAGGCTCTGGAAAGCCCCATAAGGCATATAGTCGGTATTAGCAGCAGTAGAGGCAGGGGCAAAGAGGATAACGCTTTCTGGGCCTATCCTCCTGTCCGTCAAAGTGGTAGTAGTAGCACCACCAGTTGCCAGAGTCAAAGTGCCTGTGTTATTGGTCTTTCCGTCCATGATGTTACGGACTACTTCTGCCACAGCCCTCTGGTCACCACCAAACGCAGGTAGGCTTCTGAACATTAACGAACCCCTTGTGGAGTTACATCCACATCCACAGAGATAGCGTTATCCCAATTGTCACCAGTAGGAGTGACTTTTAGTCTGTGATACCTACCTGCGCTTCTCAAGGGAACACGATTCTCTGAACTAGCAGCCACCGCAGTATTAAAACTCACACCTTGGTTTAACAGGGTACGAGAAGCAATAGCCACAGTTGCAGAACCATTGTCAACAATAGGTCTAGCTAGGGTTACTACTGAGTTAGCACCAATGTCCAAATCTCCAGTAGAAATTACACCTGTTTGACTAGCACCTGTGTAAGTCATCACACGAGTGGCTAAAGTACCGCCTAAGAAATACTTGCCGCCAACATACAGTTGAGAGTCTAAACTTGTCGTTAACGCATCAATAGAGGCAGAAATGCTATCCAATTGCTCAAGCGTTACAGACGATGTAGAGGCTTCTGCTAGGAAATCTGTACCAGCATCTCCATAAGTCCACTTCTGAGTTTTAAAGTTATAAATAAGTACGCTTCTGTTTCCGTTAACAGTTTTGTAATTCCAGATTACAAGTTTGCGAATTGGGTCAACAGCAGCAGACATAGAGCCATAGTCAGATTCGGAAGCGTCTTGCAAGAAGAATCTATCTACCTTTTCTGCACCAATGGCTGTGACGTTCTGTCCATCACACATATAGAAACCATCGTCAGACAGGAAGAAAGTTACACCTTGGTATTGTGCAATTGAGCCAGATACCATGCAACCTTTACCACGAGAGATGTTGTCAAACTGGAATATAAACGGAGTACCCACATAGGTCATTCTGTGAATTGCTCTCTCTAAAAGAACAAGACCAAACTCACCACCACGGATTCCTACAATCTGACCACCATCAGGAATATCTTGATAATCAGACTGAGTGTTTACGTTCTCTGTCCAATCTGTCTCATCATTGATAGCAGACCATCTAACCCGATATTGTTGTTGCGCTGAACTCTCAAAGGTATTTGCACAAACTACAAAGTCACGCACTACAGTAATGAACTTAGCAATAGGCGCAGTAGCTGATAGGTTAGCAAATGATGTAGAAGTGCCTAGTGTCCATGCCTGTAATCTATCAGCATTGTTGGCAGATATTACAACCTTGCCAAACTGAGTGAAACGAACCCTATCACTAGCAGCAGTTGTCATTCCTGTTTTAACTTCAGTAATACCGCCTACACCGCTTACTGTGTAAATCTTGGATAGACCAGCAGCAAACAATGCTGTGTTTCCATCAGGTTGCTTGGCAGCATAAAGAGAGGTTAAATTCTCAGCAGCGTTACTAGAAGAAAATGTAACTGGCGTAGGAAATGGGCCGTACCCGATAGCCTGACTAACCACGTTCTTAGCGTCAGTCAACGCACCAGACACGCTAGGCTGGTCAGGCATCCACTCACCAAAAGTTAGTTTTGTCGTAGCCATGTGTTACTTCCTTGAGCCTGTATTGTCCATGTATTGTCATTAGCAGATACTGGAGTCCATGTGTTTGTGTCACCAGAAACTGTAGTCCATGTATTGCTATCAGTAGAAACTGGTGTCCAAGTGTTATCGTCTTGTGGTACTGGTGTCCAGTTGTCTCCTAAGATAACACCTTTAGCCGTAATTGTTGCTAGACCTGATACCGAGGCTACCCCTGCATAAATTGCAGACGCACTAGCGACAACATTAGCATTGGCTTCCACACTAGCAACCGCACCTACAACCAAACCACCATTAGCAGTTACTGTTGCGTCACCAGTAATTGAACCATTGCCAAACTGAACCCTGATAGCGTCAGCAGTTACAGTAGCATTACCAGTTACAGAAGCTACCGCATTTGCTACGATTCCACCAAGAGCCGTAACAGTTGCATTTCCAGTTATATCTGCGATACCAAACTGCACACGAGTGCCATTGGCTATTACATCTGCATTTCCAGTAATACTTCCACTAGCAAACTGAACACGAATAGCATCTGCGCTAACAGTAGCATTGGCATCAATCGCACCAGAACCAAACTGAACCCTAGTTGCATCACAACTGACACTAGCAGAGCAATCAATGCTTGCACTAGCTAATTGAACCCTTACTGCATCTGCCGTTACTGTCGCTGTACCATCTACCGCCCCACTACCACTCTGAACCCTTATAGCATCAGCTACAACGCTTGCAGACGCAGTTACAGACCCATAGGCATCCCATAGGGTAACTGATGTTGTGTAGAGTGGACTATCGAGTGTGAGTGTTAAGTCATCAATGCTAGACTTTAATTGGTCTAGCGAGTCAATCGTCCACGGAGGCAGTAAGTCAGCCATCTCACGCTAAAGTAACGCTCAATGAACCAGAAGCGACACGGAACACATCGCCAGTTGCAATAGTCTTAGATGCGTCTAGCGGAGAGTGATACAGCAAGTTACCTGTAGTCAAAGCATCACGAATACCAATGTGGGTAATTGTTCCCCATGAGCCACCAGCTTGAGGAAATTCAATAGCAGCAGAATTGGTAGTTGCACCATTACTAGGCGCACCAAACGTAATTGATTGACGAGCATAGCTAGTACCAGAACATTCAGTTCCAGTATCAGCATCTGTTGGGTCAGTTGTATAAAGTGCCAAGTACACAGTCGTAGGTGCTGTGTAGCTAGTTGCTCTCAACGTAACATTGATAAGAGCATTTTCCAAATAGTTAGACATTTCAGCCATAGTTTCACCTTGCAGTTAATTTCATTGCTAACGGAACACCAGAGTATTGACCTTCTTCGTCAGACTTGGTGAGAGAGGAGATTGCTCTGTCATACATAGAACCCCATGTATTGATACGAGCGTCATTCATTAAGTAAGGCTCTGCCTCAACCAATGCGCCATACAGCAAACCATCAGGTGCAACATTCAAGAAAACATTGCTTGCGTTACTGCTAGACAGATATGGAGGCGCAGCAAAGTAGAGCATCTTTAGCGTATAGATGCCATCAGGTGCAGGTGCTACTTGAAACTCAGAAGCAAGAATAGTGTAAGACTTAGGAACACCAACTTCTGATGTTCTTGGGTCATTAGATAATGTTGAGGGACTAGAGTAACTCAATGGTTGAATTGGGTTTGTCATTACGACAAAATCACGAATCTCTAAAAAGTCGCTAGGAACTTCTACAGTTGCATCACCAGAGACTGTGCTAGTCGTTACAGACTTGAGCATCTGACGAACACGCAGTTCTCTACGCAAACGATTCTCAGCCAGAGTAATAAAGTCTGGAATGATGCTTGTCAAGTCAGACCTAGCCAAATAGTTGGCTATTGAAGTCTGCAAGTCAGAATATGTTGAGAGGCTCATACCACTCCAGTTCTAGTGCGCCATGCACGATTCATTGGGTCATTCAACCAAGCAGCAAAACGCTTGTCATCAAGAACAGCAAAGCCACGCATGATTCCAGCTTTGTTCAAGTCATCAATAACTGTCATGGGAATAGATGCAACCTTGTTGCCAAACAATTGGTCAGACCATCTTGCTCTCTCGTCATACGAGTTATATTCTTTTTTATTCTGCTCAACAATGTCAGAAACATCCTGACGAGTTTGAATAACGATGCCACCCTCACCATCGGCATGAACAGCAGTTTGTCTAAAGTTTTCCATACGTCAATTCTATCAGTTTGAGTAGAAAAGAAAATGCCCCAGAGGTTTAAGTCTGAGGCATTTTTTGGGTTACACCAGATTAAGGTGTCAAGTCAGCAATGATGCCGTGAGCAGCTTCGTTCTTAACTTCCAAAGTGTACTCAGCCAACAACTGTGTGGACTCATTGTCGCCAGTTACAGCCAACTCGTTGGTCTGGAAAGGACGCAAGTAAGCAACAGCAGCCATGTCAGGGTCAAGCACATACGCAACTTCATCGCAAGTATTGGTAGAAGTCATGAATCTGTTGGGAACAACAGAAACTGTGCCGAAATCTGACAGGTAAACATCGGCCGCCGCCACGATAGTGGTAGGGGTATTAGATGGGGCCATGAAACGCTGAGCAGCGATACCAGCAAAAGCTGACACCAATTGCTTGTGTGCAGGGTTGACCATCAACACTTTAGGATTGCCACCAGAAGCGTAAACTTCTTTGATAACAGTCTTCAAGATATCTTCTGTGAAAGTGCGGTTTGTGCCATTGGTACGAGCAGTAGTGCCAGAAGCACCAGCAACGCCATCAGTACCAAAGTCTCCATTGGTAGCCAACCATGCTTGCAGACCACCCAATTTACGAGCAGTAGAAGAATCACCATTGGTAGCAGTTTGATTGCTCAACAATGAAGTCTCCATGTCACGCTTAATTTCGGCCGATGATTTAGCCAAGTTATAAGCCTTTTCAGACTTACGACCAGCTTTGTCAACAGCTTGCAAAGTGCCAGAAATCTTGATAGTCTTCTGAGCAATCTGAGTGCGGTTACCAACACGAGTTGTTGGAGACATAGTGGCATCAGATGCCGTGGCCCCTTCAACGGTGTAGTTCGTTAAAACCGCAGCCGAAAGTGAGTCCGTTTGCCACTCATGGTAAACAGCAGTAGCTTTAGTCTTTCCAATGGAAGACATGAAAGGCGTGTCTGTGGGGCTGATGTTATAGATAACGTCCGAAAGGTCTTCACGCTGACCAATAGCGGTATATGTTTGATAGGTAGCCATTTTAATACTCCAAAATTAAAAGAATCGTTCAAATGCTTTAGCTGCGTCAGTAACTTTTCCAGTTTCACGCAACCTCTGCATAACCTGTTTATCTTGTGAAGACCTAGTAGGAGGCGCAGAAGTACCAGAACGCATCATCTTAGGGGCAGACTGGAGTTTTTTATTCAACTCTGGTTTGCTCTTTTGAAGTTGCTCATACTTCATTGCCTTATACAAGGTCATCACAGCACGAGAGTCATACACGGAACTGAGTTCTTGGTCAGACCAACCTACAG